GCATCAACTGAATCTATTCTGCTAACTGGGCCACCTCGCCAATTTTGCATAAATTTGACCTGAGATTCGGTATAAGGGGCCTTGTTATCTCTTTTTATTTCACAAAGAACGCTGTGCTTTTTGTATCCAATCAAAATATCTGGGCAGCCTTCGCCGACTCTAGAAAGATTTAAAACAGAAGCTCCCAATGCAATAAATGTATGGATTATCTGTTTTTGATTGTCATCAACTCTTTTCTTGTAATAAGTCATTTAATCTTTCTAGCAAATCCATTTCAGAGAAACCCCAATACTTTTCAAACCCTTTATGTCCAAGCTGGTGAACTGAGGAATTACCAAGTCTGTGATGATAGGCGCACAAGGGGATAACTGGAGCATTTTCTCTTTTTCCACCAAATCTTCGTATATGGTGCATTTCTGTTGGGGAATCTTCAAGGTTTCTGACCTCTTGTTGTTTGCATAAAATACAGCCATATCTCGCCAAGCGAGCATAAATATCCTTTTCTGCCTTAGTAGCCATTATTCGCCATCGTAACATTCGCATGGAACTTCATTTGCAAACATTTTCATTTGAGCATTATCAGAATTAATCAACTCTTTCCAAGACCAATTTCTTCCTAAACCTTTAATTGCAGTAAAGCTTTCCTTCGCATTTTCTTCTAATGCCAAAGCTCTTTTTATAAGATCAGGATGAGTTTTAGCCATTTCTAATATCTCCCTTGGTTTTGAGCTTGGGCAGAAAAAACAAGCAGATTTGCCTGGTAACGGCAAACCAGCGTTTTTAATGGATTCTATACATTCATCTCTGCCCATATTCCATTCAACCAATGGGTATTGCATATTGAATTTATTTGTTATTTTTTCATCTAAAACACGATTGGCACGATGAGGTTCATCTGCATCGTACCCAATGTATTTGTTAACTTTTTCACCAATAGCCCATATTTCTTGAACTTTAGGATGATTTTTAATGTATTTATCTTGTGGCTCACCTTTAAATTGCTGACTGCATTTTTTGTATCCAAACGCTATAGAAGGCAAAGTTTTATGACCAAGGCAAAATTGTTCAAGACCCATATGTTTGCTTGGAGTTTCCGCTTTTACACAAATAATCGCTGGAAAACCTTTAGAAATTAACCATTTGCTGAACATTTCCAAATATTCGTAAGTTTCAGGTCTTTCACCACCAGTATCAGCAAAAGTAATCAAATCGCATGAAATACCACGATTGACCATTTCAATTAAAAGGGCTGTGCTGTTTGTTCCAGCACCATAAGAAACAATATTCATCAAAAAAGCTCGGTTAAATCTACAAAGTTAAATAAATGCTTGGGAACGTCATAATAAGCTTCATGCTTTGTATCATCTCTCATTTCCCAATATGGAAAAGCTAAAGCAGTTAATCCTTTAATCCAGTAAGCATGAGTCATATCTTGATTTAATGCAAAAAACAAGGTTTTAGGCACTTCTAGCATATGTTTTTTACGAACTGGCACATGGATAGTATCAAAAGGGCAGTACGGATTCCATTGCCTTACTTCTACTTCAGCAAATCCTATAGGATTATCCCCTTTGTGAATGATAAGGTCTGTTCCATAAATATCAGGATTATCTAAAGCTGTAAATCCCCATTTCATAGAAATCCATTCAGCTACCGCAGCTCTAGCTGGAGGATCGTACTTGTCATGAAGGGCCTGATCAAACTTTTTTATCTTCACCAGCAATATCCTGTAGTTTTAAGGACATTTCTACTAAATCGGTAGCAATTTCATAAGCTCTTTGTTTATCTTGCTTAAGCATTGCATCGTAATAACCATCCAAAAGCTTTTTGGATACTAAAAAAGGTAAGCTAAAGTCTTTCATTTACATATTTCCCTGTCTGCGATTAGAAGATAAAGTGCGCCAAATATCAATAATCCGCATTTCATGATTGCGTTCATTGTCTATTTTCTTAAATTGTTTTAAAGCTTCAGTCCAAGCTAAAACTGCATCAGCGTATTTTGGGCTCGCCAAAGCTTTTGCTTCCCTCTCGGCTACTGTCCCCTCAGCTAGTAGAAAAGAATGGCTCTTAGCCTGTTTTAAGCCTTCCTCAAGGTATTTAACTTGCCCTGCCCAAGCTGCATGATCGTCATCCGTATTTGCAAGCTTGGTTAAGGCTTGTTCTACCCTGTTTTCATTAAGTTGCTCAAGGTTCATTCTCCTCTCCCTTTATAACTAATCTTTTCTAAATAATGATTGCCTACATCCATCGCTTTAGGCATTGGCATACCAACTTCATCCAACACAAAAGTGCGTTTATCAAGCTCTCCCATAATGTTTTTACGAGTTTTTAATAAATTTTTAGGGCTATGAAGTTCTTTTAAACCTATTTCAAACAACAATTCTGATACTTTTGTATCTGCTAATTCAAAAAAAGTAGTATTGACGTTTCCTTTAAAAAACTTCTCAGGAGCAGTACACATATCAAAAATATTGCGTAATTTATCGTTTTGATGGATTCGTAAAGTTATTTGATCATTTTTATGAGGTTTGACTCCAAAATGGAATCTGCAATAAAACTTGCTTTCTCCATTTGTTCCAGCAGATAAAGTTCCAGTAAGACCGCAACCATAAGCAGCACAATTTAAAGGCTGACCTTGTTGCTGCTGTTGTTCCTCTTGACTTCCGTATTTAACAAGCTTGGATTTCATAGGTATTTCCTTTCAATAATCTTTGTAAAGTTGGTAGGCTTGATTACCCATTCCAAATCAGCTAAAAATGGCCTTCTATCTTTGGATTGCGTTTTTCCTGTCAAAAATTTGGAATTTTTAATAAATTGAAAAAAGTCGTTTCTAAACCAATCCAGGGCTTCTTCTGAACTCTTACATTCAAATTCAGTAAACAACTCTCTCCATCTTTGTTTTAAATGAGCTTCTCTGGTCTTATTCCAAGAAATGACCTTTGGTAGCTCTGGTAGCGTTTGATGATAAATATCAATAATTGCCTGATGGGGACATGGTGGAATCTTAGATTCCGCAGAGATAGTCTTTATATCTTGGTTAATGGTTATTGGTTCTTGGTTCTTGGTTACGTTGTGAATCGGTTCTGATATCAGTTCTGATTTCATAGCTGATATCTTCTCTGATTTGATTCTGTTTGCGTTCCGAGCTGAGTCTGCTTTAGCCCTATATTTAATAATTTCATCATCGCAACGCTTAGAAATCCATAAATCACCTTCTTTATCAAAAAAAGTTTCCAAAATGTATTGAACATCAGAGCTGAAATCAGACATTCCTATACGTCTAGCAATAAGGGATGGCTCACCTTTTAAAGGGCTTTCGTCTAAATAATATTGGTCAATAAGCCTTCTGTAGGCCAAATCTTCCATAAAACTTAGATGCCTTGTATGAGCTGCATAATCCCCAATATGAAATGGGTAAAAGTTCATTTTCAGTCCTTAAATAGGTCTGGTCGTAAAATTTCTTTTGTCAATCGACCTTGCGATAACTCTCGCAATTTAGCCAAATGTTTAATTGGAATTTGACCCCTATCAGCCCAGTTATAAATGGCTGTAGGCCTTATACCTAAAAGCTTTGCCAAGCGCATTAAAGTACCAAATTCAGCCCTTAAAATTTCTAATTCATGCATATAAATCCTCCTTTTGTGGCACTATACCATAAATAAATGATAGTAAACAGATATAAACTAGGGAAATCCCCTATAAAATAATTGTAAAAAAGTGTTGCTAAGTGGTTTTTTAGTGTATAGTGGAGTCTAGTTCAACAAGTGATGAAGGGAAATAAAAATGAAATTAGGAATCAGCAAAGAAGGTTATGCAGAGTATGTTTGGACAACTCCTGACCGCTATGAAATTACTCAATCGCAAATTGAGGACATTCGTGATTTAGTTAAAGAAGCCACAGGAACAAATATGTCCCATAAAGACATTTTGAGAATGGTTGATTTATTTAAATGTATGGCAACAGATGATTTCAAGGTTTAAGGAGAAAGTGATGAAACAAATAATTGACTTTGTAGGTGTAGCAGTTCTTGGTATTGTTTTAGGCTTGATGTTTGCCTATGGTCTTTTAGGAGGGTTTTAATCATGGGAATGAATAGAGCTGATGCTTACTACGAGCCTGATGATTACGATGATCGTTCTGATGAGATTGAAGAACGCACCTGGCAACTAATGAAAGTTGGTGGCAAGTTTGATTACAAAACCTCAGGGGCTATTTCTGAGGCTTTAAGTGAAATGGGAGTTGATGATTCTCAAGCCCTTCAAGATGTTATTGATTCAGGTGATTACGAACAATTAGGTAGAAAACTAATCTCAATGGCTTGTGAATACATGGAAGGCCATGCCAAAGAAGTAGCTGAATTTGAAATTAACGATTAAGGAAAAGTGATGACTAAATTTTTAGAACTACGCAAAATCAACATAAATGAGCATACCGAAAAGAAAGGTAAATTTACATATCTAAGCTGGTCATGGGCCGTTGATCAGCTCCTCCAGCAAGACCCAACAGCTACATGGACTTATGGTGATCCAGTTTACTTTGCTGAAACTTTGATGGTTTTTTGCTCAGTAACCGCTTTTGGCAAAACTATGACAGCTCAAATGCCTGTCATTAATAATCAAAACAAAGCTATTGCTAATCCTGATGCAATGGCAGTAAATACCGCAATGCAACGATGCCTGGTTAAAGCTATAGCCCTTCATGGTTTGGCTTTGTATATCTATTCTGGTGAAGATCTTCCTGATGAAGATATACCTGATTTAACTGTATTAGCAAAAGAATGGGCAACAGAAATCAATGTATGCAAAACCATTGACGATTTAAAAAGAGTTTATGGAACAGCTTATTCTGCTGTAGCTAAAGACAAAAATGCCGTTCAAATAATTGCTAATGCAAAAGACCTACAAAAAGGCATTTTAATGGCGTTGCAATCATGAGCTGGGCAGACAAAGTAGCCATAGCTACGTTAGTTATAGCTTCAGTAATCCTAATGTCAGT